AACTCTTTGATGTATTCTTTCTTAATATCACTAGACCATTTAAACACATCAGTGTGTATGAAGTAGAGGTTCTCAAACCATTCTAAGTAAATAATATAGTATTCTCTGTTTACTATCGGTATCTTCATTAACGCAATTCAAACCAAGCTGATAAACTAGCCCCAGAGCCAACAGTACAAGAATACGTAGACCCTGCTGGCACAATGGCAGTAACTCCATTAATATTACCGCCTTGGCTTCCGTTCTTTGCTACGGCGAGGCTATCGATATTTAAAGTAGTTGTTGTAACAGTATTGGTAGTGCTGTTGGTATTCACACTCACCATAATTGGTTTACCTGTTGAGTTTGTGTAGGTTGTTGCTAGAGACCTAGAACCCGTCAAATCTTGCCATGTTTGGCTTACACCGATACCCTGTGCTGGAATAGCAGCCGAAGTCCATGTGGTACCATTAGATGTAAGTACGTTGCCACTAGTGCTGGGAGCAACTAAGTTTCCAGACAACGCTAAAGAACCATTACCAAGAATAACACTATTAGCAGTAATACTAGAAGCACCAGTACCGCCATCTGCTACAGTTAGGTCAGTAATACCTGTGATAGAACCGCCTGTAATTGCTACGCTACTAGCAGCTTGGGTTGACATTGTACCTAAAGTACCAGTAGCAGCAGTTACCGCAGCAGCAGTAAAAGCAGTTGTAGCAACCTGAGTGGTGTTAGTACCAGGAGACGCAGTAGGTGCTGTAGGAGTTCCAGTAAAGGTAGGAGACACAGTGTCTGCTTTAGTGCTAACTGCTACCGAGATAGCATTAAACTCAGTATCAATCTCAGTACCTTTAATGATCTTTGCTGGATCACCAGACAAGAGGGCATCTTTTGATGCAAAGTCAGTATTTTTTACGTAGGAACTCATTTACTACTCTCCTTGTTTTAAATAGGCTAACAACATTTCTAATTCTTCTACAGTTGAATCAGCCTTTAATCTGTTTGCTCTCCAAGATAAAATCTGAATATTATCTTTTGTGTAGCCTTTTGATGGATCTATTTTGTCAATACTAGGGCTGTGGTCTCTAAACCCAGCATTTCCAAACTCTAACTTAAACCCAAACACAGGACAACAACCGTCTTTAGGATAAATGTCTTTTAAGTCCTCTACAGTAATACTGTGCTCAATGTTTTTAATACTTGCTCGTTGTTTAGAAGCGTTTAAAAGAGCTTTTAATCTATAATCAAAAGTCTGATGTTTTACTGCTCTGTATTGTCTATCTTGTTGTAATCTTTTTGTGTAGTTTTTTGCTTTAATTTTATCTTGGCCTTTTTTATCGCAGTCTTTACAATGAGAAGATAGTTTATCATTATTAGCACTGTTTCGACTAAATAGAGAAAAAGGCAAGTATGTTTTACAACGGTTACAACATTTAGTTGTTGGCAGTAGAGCCAAATTACTCATTGTTTATCCTTTAGACGTTTTTACCAATTTTACAAAATACATTAATCTTCTGAATAGAGAATGGGTTCTGGTTGATCTCAGTCTCAAGACCTAACTGAATAACAGCCCCTGCCCCGCCTACTTGTTTAGTTACCTTAGCAATTACCACCCCAGGAGCAAACTCATCAATATTGTACTGAGCAATATTATACTCCGAAACATCTGCAAGTGTTATTGTGTCAGATCTGAAAATTTCTGTATATTCGAAGCCCCATTTGGTCACAATAGCCTGGTTAGATCCACCAATGACGATCCAGTTAATTTTCTTTAGGATCTTCTCTACCGTAGGCTGCCCTAAGTCAAAGTAATTAGTAAAATAAACCATCCGATAAGTAGAAGTATCATCCCTGTAAGTACCATATTTGCCTATGAATCCAGGTTTACCAATGAACAGATCCTTGTTGGTGTCAATCAGGAAGCACTTAGGCTCGATCTTATTCCAGACAGTAGCCCTAAGAGCACCGTTCTCCAATGCACCACGGGTGTCAAAGCAGTAGACTTCCTTGACCGTAGGCAGGGCTAACAGGTAGAAGGCATTCTTTTCAGAGTAGACTCCCTTGATATTGATCTTTACAGTCTCACTATTAACCTTTTGCATCAGGTCATCACGAACATTAATTGATATGTCCCTAAATGGCAAGGACTTCTCCTGAACCACTCGACCAAGACTACGGATACCACCATCAGACAAGAAGATAATATCTGAGCCTGTGGAGGCTATAGTGTCTCTAGCCACACAACCTACGTTGGGGATGTATTCAGCAAGGGTTAATTCAGTGACATCAATAGGGTTGGCATAGATAGCAATGTTGTTCCTACCGAAGACGATAAGGAAACCATTATGAGCACCTAGACCAATGATCTGATCGTTGTTAGGAAAGACAGCATTCAAGGCTAAAGAGCCTGAGTCACCACCAGTAAAGTCTGAACCATCCAGCAAACGACTAAAGTAGACTGTTTGTCTGTCACCAGCAATGTCTGCCATCCAGATACGCCCATAAGCAGCAAGAGTACAGTTAGGCTTAAAGTCAGTGCTTGTATACCCAGGAGGCAGTGTGCCTACATCTGAGAGCTTCTGAAAGCCAAAGGTACCGCTATCATGGTCATGTGGAGCACCGCCGCCTACAGGTAACTCATGGTAGACTAGAGGCTCATGCCCAGCTTGTACCAGATAAGCATGAGATTCTGCATCTGAGCCTTCACCAAATGGTAGGGCTGATCCTTGCCAGTTATTGTCAGTAATCGTGTAGGTAGCGTTGGCTGTGTTGTCAATGTTCCTTACCAGTTTCTGAACCAAGGTAGTAGTACCAACAAACAACTTGTTATTACCAGCAGAAATCAGTTGGTTACCACCAGCATCCGTCATCTCAAAGAGGAACTGGACATTAGCAGACCCAAGATCAGTATTAGTAGCGTTAACCTTGCTCCAGCCCTTACGAGCACCGATCCTACCAAACTTGTCTATCACACAGTTCATAGCCTGTGAAGCAAACCCAGAGTCTAACTGGGTAGGGCTGTCTTGTGTGTTTAGACCAGCAAAGCCAGGTGCGGCAATGCTCGATGCTGCAACTTGTTCAGCCATTAGTTAGGTATCCAGGTAATATCGGGAGCAATCCTAGCAGATTCAATAGAAACATGGTCTGCAAGGCTCTGCTGATACAGTTGATAGGCTTCACTAGATCCTAGACCACCATCCTCACCACGCTCTGCTAAAGCCCTTGCATAGGCATAGAAGATTACTGGCTCATTAGGAACCAGGAGAATATCAGCATTATTGACTAGGTGTGTTTGAGGAAGAGTGATATTGAACTTAATGCTGTAGACACCATCAGGGACAGGAAACAGGTCTACCTTAGTGTCATTGTTGCTGTCTACACCGTTAAAGTTATAGTACTGTGGAGCAGCCTGATAACTCTGAGTTAAGAACAACTCGTTCATGTAAGAAGTGTTGGCGAGGTCAAGAGCATAGTCTGAGGTATCGTTATACACATCAATAACCTTAAACCTGATACCTGACCCTGTAAGCGTATACTGTGAAGTACCACCAACAGTATTAAAAGTAATGGTATTCCTAAAGACATTCCAATTAAAAGCATCTTCTACCTGTCTCTTGCCATCATTGATGAACTTAGAGATCAGTTTACTATAGGAACTTTGGTCTATTGTCTGTACTTCTGCTTCTCGCAAACGGACTAGAACATCGTTAACTAACTCAAGATATGTCATATATCATTCCTTGTATTTACAACAAGACAACTACCAAAGGAGGCAATCTTTTTATCTTCTAATAACTTTGAAAAGTTAGTTGCTACTCGTACACAGTCTTCTTGCTTATAATAGTTAGATGGTGATTGCCAGAAGTAACAACTATCAGGTGTGTAGAAGAAGACCACAGCAATAAATAGGTTCATCTCATTTCCATTTGTAAAGATGCCAATCTAAACCTGTTTTATACTTCTGACCATTAACAGGAGTTTGTGTTCTTGACAAACCTTTTAAAACATCGTACGAAAACAAATACATTTCATTAAGTTCTAAATCAACACCAACTAAGTAATCATAAGAACTTTCATTATACTGCCATACTGTGTGTTTCCAAGTACCGTCTTTTCTTAAATGACTTGTTTTTCCGTTTAACTGTAAAACTTTATATTCTTGTTTTCTATTATTACTATTTCTACCTATTTTTTTAACTTGTACTTTTTTAAAACCTTCACCAAAATCAACAATGTAATCCCATCCAGGCTGATTATCAATAATAGGTCTTGCAATATTCAAACCACGTTTAAGACATTCTTTCTCGAACTCTATCTCTGCAAACTTACCTTCTAACGATCTTTGGCTATATTGTCCCATTACTGACCACAGTCCCATTTCTTCAAAGCTAATGCTTTACGAGTAGGTCTACCTTTTTCATCCTTCATCGGCCCTTCTACACCACTCATTCGAGAGCAGAATGATTTCCTACGAGCAGCAGCCTTTGGTGACTTAGCAGCCTCTTTAGCAGATACTGGTGGCTTTAGATTAGCACCCTCAGTACGCTTAAAGTATTCCCTGCCTTTGGCGTTAAGACCACCTTCTTTGTTCTGATAGACTTTCTTTACCATTTAATTATCGACCACGCCCAGCAGTNTTCTTCATGGGTTTGTTCATCGGCTTAGCACCGACCTTCTTACCGTATTCTTTGGCTTCTTTCTTGCCCTTTGCTGTATAAGCAAACTTCTTCTCTCCGACCATTGGCATATAGTTCTCCTTAAGCGTTGTTTCGTAAGTCTATTTTTAAGCAGTTGCCTACAATCTCTACTTCATCTTCTTTGCTATTCATATATGCTTTTAATGCAACAGCACACTCTTCAAAGGTAAAATAGTTATCCTTAGCCTTCCAGAAGTAACACTGGTTCTCTAAGCAAAAGAAGGCAACAGCAATGAATAGGTTCATGTGTTAAATTGAGTAGCAATCTTGGGTGTAATTTCTAAACTAGCAATGAAGG